CGGTAAAAGGAATGCTGGCTATCATCGTTCCCATTTGGTTGGAGGCCAATGGAAGGGACGAGATATTCCCTGCCGCTATCGCCGCAGGAAATGTGGTCGCGGTAAAATCTTTTAAGACCCGAAAAACAAAACTCGTTGGGGAGATCAAAGTCCATTTCGAGGCATCAAATGTCGCCGTAGAAGTGTGGGCGGTGTGGCACTTATATACACCGGTTACAACGACCGGTGTGATGTAAACCCAATCGTTCACACCATAGGAAACTGAGGCAGTCCAATAAGGTGGTAAAACATTGGAGTCTTTAAAATATGAGACTCCAGAAGCAAAAACATAGTTGGAAGCTATTGTGTACAACTTCGTTTGATTGTCCGAGCTATCGAGTAGCGGCGGGTATTCAAATTGGACTTGCTCAAACGTCCAGTTGGTATCCGACACGCGAGTGAGTTTGCGAGGCGGGTAGTTCGCGTGCGCGAAGTACATGATGTCGTTGATCTGGCAGTATTGGATTTCGCGCAGGTCGGCTCCGACATACGGAGTGGCGAGTTCTGTGCTGCCGCTAGAAATAGTCTGCAATGCCCCAGAGGGATTCCAGACGCGCAGGTAGCCCACGCCTAGCTCGAGCACGAATCGGGTCGTGGTCGAGAAGTTAAACCCGATCAAACGACTCTGCGTGTCCGAGGTTTTCGTCGTGCCAATGTACTGCGTGCCGGGTCGGCGGATGGCCCCTCCGTAGGGCATGATCACGAAGTTCTCCAGAGTCCGGCAGGCCGAGCGATATTTATCCAATGACGTGCGGGCGTCCACCATCGGTGAGACTTCACCGGCGTTGAAGGATGGATAAAAATCGAATTTCGGCATGTGTTACTTTCGCAGGTCGCGGAGGACTTTGACGAGCGTGGCGAGGCCGACTGCGAGGCCGACCGTGACGCTGGCGAGGCGCATCCCCGCTTCCAAGTGCGGAAGGAGGGAGTACGCCGCAGCGCCGATGGAGGTCGCGCTGCCGATGAGGCCGGTGGCTGCGGTCTTGAGGTTCTCCATGCTCATTAGGAATTTGATTGTGCGATGAGTGACCCAACGATGCTCGTCGTGGCGCACTGGGCCAGCCTATCGGTATTCAGCAGGTCTGTTTTCGCTTTTATTGCCGTGATGTTGGTGCTGACCGAGCTTGCAAGTCTGGATGATACCGTGGCATCGAGGTTTGCGAGTTTGGTGCTGTTGCTGTCCATCTCCTGCCGGATTTGGACAACCGTTGGGACGGTTGGCGCGTTGGTCAAAGTATCGACCGTGCCGCCCGTGATTTCCTTGGTGGCGGCTCCCCACACAGCGGTGGCGATTTCGGCCTCTGTCGGGACATCGGGCGAGTTGGTGAGCGTGGTGGCGGTGTCTACCGTGCCGCCGGTGATCGTGCGGGTGGCTGCGCTCCACACGGCAGAGGCAACGCTGGCTCCGTCTAGGACGGCGGTGCCTTTAGTCTGAAGGACGGCTCCTGCGCCGGTCGAGGCTGGAAGGGTGTCAGGCACACTGAAGGCGATTGATGTGCCGGAAACGACCGAGGCCACCGTGTAGTCGCCATTCCATTCGGAGTAAAAAGCTCCTGAGACCGTGAAGGTGTCGCCGACTTGGTAAGGGTGGCTGTAGGCCAGCGTAGCCGTGGCGGTCGTGCCGCTGCGGGTAGCGGTGAATGGCATGGCAGGGCCGTAGGTGACGCCGTAGCTGATCGTGCCACGCACGGGGACGGTGAGCGTTCCGGTGAGGCTTCCGCTGGCGTAGCTTACGCCGCTGCGGACATCGGTTGGATTGGCTTGGCCGAGGGCGTTGTCGGCGGTAAACATGTCCACAAAGGAGCCGAGACCGTTGAGTGCGTAGCGGGTCATGGAGTTCGACGGCGTGCTCCAGAGTAGAATACCACTGGCGGACACAGGTGCTCGCCCATTAGCGGCGTAAATAAATGATCCGCTTGCGCGAACGACGGCACTTGCGGAAGAAATCGCAGAGGACGCAGAACTGGCAATGAAACTTCCTACGACTTGAATTATTCCAGTAGACGAATTTAGTATTCCGTTACTCGTCGTTCCGCCTTCCACATTGCCGGTCACAATAATGGTTCCCACATTACTATTGCGTATGGCGACAGCTGCGGTTCCAGTGACATTTCCGGTGACATTGACTATGCCGCCAGAAATGTTTGCGATGGCTGTATTTGCACTGCTTGACACTGATGATCCAGTGACATTGCCTGTGACATTCACCGTGCCGCTGGAGTTGTTGGCGATGGAATGAAAAGCTGAATTTTGAGGGAATCCAACAACATTTCCGACGACATAGCATTGAGCTGGCGACGCACTATTAAACTCAACGAAATTTTGTGTGTTTCCTGAAACTACTACTGGCGATACATTTGCTGTCAAGGTGACGCCATCATTTAACACAAATCGCCCGTTGCCTGTTGCTGTGTTTGTAACAGCATCGCAAACTACATTCGCAGTGATCGTGATCGTGTGGCCGGTTGCGGCGCGGGCCGTGTCGCCGACTCCGGGGACGACGCCGCCTGTCCATGTGGAAGTCGCGTTAAAGTTACCGCTTTGGGCGCTGGTGATGAGGGCCATGGCTTAGAGTCCTTTCTCGGAAATGTAGGTTTGGAGGGCGGTTTGGATCGCGGCGATAGCTTGCTGGGTAGCGGCATCGGAGCCTGCGAGCGTGCCGAGCGAGATGCCTTTAGCCTCGGCGTCAGCGGTCTCCACGACGCCGTCCTCGATGCGGGTCGGGATGAGGCGCATGGCGACATTTGCGTCACTGGAGCCATCGCCGTTATACTTGCCGGTGATGGCGAGGTTGAGCGAGTATTTCGGGTATTGTTTGCCGTCGATTTCGATGGGGTTGGTAGCGTTCATAGGTTTATGCGTAAGTGAGGTTTGTTTTGTTGTTCCAAGCGCCGATGGCGGAGCTTTCGGAGACTACGTCTCCATTGTCATTGGTTGTTGTTTTGTTGATGTCCCAGAGGGCCACGTCATAGACGCTGCCCGTGGAAGGAAAGTCGGATGTGGAAATGCTGGCGAGGTAGACGGTATTGCCGCTGAGAGCGAAGGCCCAGAATCGCTCGACCGCTGCGCTTCCTCCTCCGATGGCATACACCGCTCCCGTACCCGGATGGCGGGAATAGAGGATGTGGTCAGCGTGATTAAGGCAAATCTCTCCGAGACCTAAATCGCTAGTCGTCGGGACTTTGCCTGCTACCGTGGATTTTTTGGGTATAATGGTTGCCATTATGGAATGGGGTTGCCTCCGGGGGATCGAACCCCGGAGGCGGTGGAAGGACTAGTAAGTGCCTCCGTCGATGGTGGATTCAAGGGCCGAAACACGGCTGCTCAAGGCCGAATCCGCTGAAGTCCTTGCGGAAGCTTCTGAGAGGATGTCTGCCTCTGCGGCGGTAACCCGTGATGTGAGGGACGTTGCAGCCGAAACCACATCGTCGATGCGAACTCCGAGAGCGGAATCGGCAGAAGTCCTTGCGGAAGCTTCTGAGGAAACAGCACTGGTGCGGGCGCTCACCTCTGCGGCGAGGTCGGTTTCGAGGGCGTTGATGTCGCTCTCTGCGGTCGTCACTCTACCAGCGAGGGCCGTTGCGGCAGTCGTGATGGTCGATTCCGCACCTGTCGCACGTGTCACTTCGGCTTCGAGGGCGCTCGATGCGCTAGCGGCGAGGCTAGTGATGGCTCCGTTGATAGTGCCATCGGCGGCTTGGAAGGCGGCGACGACTTCGGTGAGGGAGTCGAGGGCTGCGCCATCAACATTGCTCAACACATTGTCGATACGTGTTCCAAGTGCCACTTCAGCTGCTGTCGCACGCGAAACTTCTGCACTCACTGCCGAGGTGAGAGTGGATTCAGCGGCTTGGGCGCGGGTGATTTCCGAATTCAGCGAGGATGTCACCGACGAAATCGCGGCGGATCTCGATGAGGCTTCGGCTGCGATATCGTCCGCGAGATCACCCTCAACGCCTTGAGCGCGGGAGATTTCCGCATTCAAATTGGAGGTGATGGTCGCGTCCGCTGCGGAGCGAAGCGAGGCTTCTGCGCTGACCGCGGAATCTGCGTAAGTCTTTTTCGCAAAGACGTTTTCGCCACCAATCGCGAGAACGCCTTCTGCCGTTCCGATAAAAAGTGACTTGTTTAGTGTATCATACGCCAACTCAGAGAGTTGCAACGATAAGGGCTGACCACTGCCCCGTTTGATTTTGATGATGGGATTTGCCATTTGATTTATTATTTTGGTTTTGTTGGGTTTGTGTTGTTGTTTTGGGGGTAACTAGAATTGTCCACAGTCGATGGTTTCGAGCATGAGCCGGTAGGTATCGCTCTCCTCGTTCCAAAGCCATTGAACGTGAGTGTCCTGCGCGTGGTAGATGCGGGCGGTCTTTCCGGGAACTGGGAAATCGGCGTAGGTCGGGTAGATGACAATCTGCTTGATGCTGTCGTCCGGCAAAACAAGCGTGAACTGGGAGAGGTCCAGTTGCTGGGTGATGTTGGATTCGGTGATCGTCGTCATGCGTAGGTGGCGGTCTCCCGGTTAGTCCAAGTGACATTGATTGCCTTGGCGGTGGATGTGATTGCCCCATTCGAGGTGAGCGTAGATCGAGTGATCTCCCACTTAGCAACATCCGCTGATAATCCCGTGGTTGGGATAAAAGAATTCAACATGACCCCGTAATAGCTAAATGTACCGGCGGCATTGATACCGAAGGCGTGGATGTAAAGATCGGGATCGCGTTGGGTGGTCGGCGAGTAAAGGCCAAGGGCGACAACTACGATTTTGGCTTTATTTGGTATGGCTAAGGCAAAGGTTATTGTTCCTGCGCCTTGATTGACGAGGTAGTCGGTGGTCGGTTCTTGAAGCACGCCATTGATGGCAACAATCACATGATTGGGATCGCTCGACTTCAGACCGTTAATGAGAAATGTCTTTATAACGCCATTCCCGGTGAGGCGTGTCTTTGTGGTGGAAATCAAGCTCGCTTGAGGCAGGACAAGATTGAGCGTCTGATTCGGAGCAGTGCCAGTGATGGAAGCTGAAGCAACGATTCCCGGCGCGACAGAACCAATGGAAAGGGTATTGGATACCCCGATTGGGCCTTGAGGTAGACCGAAGTTGAGGACAGCGGTGTCGTTTAGGCCCGTGTTCGTGACCGTAGGGGTGGACCCCGATGGTAGGTTCGTGACCGTTCCCACGGTGACGAGCAGTGAGGGGTAGCTGACGCCACCAGCAGGACCACCACCCGAAGACTGCTCGATGCCATCGCCGCCATTGCGGGAGGAGACGAGCTTGCTGCTCATCCAAGCGGGCTTGATGCGGCCCTTGCGTTCGGTCGAGTCCCGGCGCATGGCAGGGTTTTTGCCGAGGATTTCGGTTTCCTTGGCGAGGAGTGCGGCCTTGTTGGCATCGCCGGTCAGTGGGACGGCGAGCTTGGCGGCGAGGTTAGCCGTGAGGAGATCGATGAAAAGGGAGTCGAAGGCGAGGACATCGGTGACCTTCTTGACGTATTCCAGCGTGATGGCCTTGCCGAGCCAGACATCCCAGTCGGTCGTCCACCCCGTGGTGACGCCTGGTTGCTTGGTCGTTGCATTAAGGAGGCAGCGGTAGACGACTCCGTTATTGGAAACGGCATTGCCGACCTCGTAGGATCGGTCTACGACCCATGCGGGCGAGCCGGAATCGGCATTGGTGAGGACGAAATTGCCAGCGACTTCCCATGCCGAGTCGCCGGTGGAGTAGTCGTAGTCGTTGACCCGGAAGACGCGCAAGCAGTCGGCGGGGATGGCGTAGCGGTAGGACCACTTGTATTCTGGGCGCGGGAGGGTTTCGGTGACGGTCCCGCTTTTCATCGCCCACGTCCACGACCCGGCTAGGAGCAAGGCATCGCGCACCTGCGGGTAGAGCGACTTGGCAAGAAGCATCGCCTGCGAGGAGGGGCCGAACTGCTCGGCAGTCCC